GCACTGACGCTGTCCACACCCCACGCAAATGTGGGGTTTTCTTTTACCACATCATGTTAAAATGAGAATGTGAAACGAACGGCGTTTAAGCCACGCAAGACGGGGTTAAAGAGGGGAACCAAGAGGCTCAAAAAGCAGAGGTTGGATAGCATCGGGAAGCTCAAGAAGACGTTGTGGCAATTATGCAGAGCGATAATCATCAATAAACATGGACCCACTTGCTATACCTGCGGCAGTCTTAATCTTACTGGAAGCAACCTGCATCTCGGTCATTTTATCCCGTCTTCGGTCTGCTCCGCCGAACTCCGATACGACCTTTCTAATCTTAGGCCTTGTTGCTACAGGTGTAATATTCACCTTTCAGGTAATTGGCCTGCTTACGAGGCACATCTAATCCGCGACGGCATCGATGTAGAAGAGCTGAAGCGCCGCAACCAACAGACTAAGGGCATGCAAGCGGATAGACTTTTCTACCAGGACAAAATCGCCGCATATTCCTCCCTTCTAAGCGAGCTGACCACCACATGACCATGGGTAGACCACAAAGACCGGGGATGGGCTTTAAACGCAGGCAGATGACTGGAAACCTGGACCCCACCTACTCCTACGAGAGATGCGCTGATTGCAGAAAGAAGTTACCCACAGGATATACACATGCCTCATGTCCACAATGCATGTCACTATAATCACAGGCGCAATACCAGATGGATTACTCTACCTCAAACCACATAGAGCACCTGAAGTTCTGCATACAGCACAACGCCACACAAACACAGGCAAGGGAACACCTCGTACTGTGGCTCGGCGTGCACGGTCACACCGCAAACGCACTGATACGAAGCGCAGGCATAGAGTTTCCAAGTAAATGAACCTCTCTTGCAAAACACGCAGACAACCGCCGAGTGAGTACATGCGGGTAAAGGCTAATCCGTTCACACCTAAGCCGCGCAAGCAAAAGCCCCGCGAAGAGCCTTTCATGGTGACGATTGACTACCAAGTGCTTGCTGAAGCCAGACGACGCAAGGAGCTGTTGCGGATAGCGAGTGGGGAATAGCGTGTTATAATTCTGGCATATGAAACCCATTAAATGGATTGCAGACAAAAGCGGCATTAAATATCCGAAGGCAGATTTAGACGCACTGAAGAATACGCAGATGGCAGAGCCACAGCGCACGGTGCAATACATTAAGAGCAAGATGCCGAGCATGACCATGCCCGCCATGCCTAAGATGCCAAACATGCCCGCATGGACTGGAATGAACACAAGCCAGTCTACGCCTGCGTTAAGCGGACTAGGACGCACTATCAACCGCGCAGTACGCACCGCACGCACCCCTTTTGACAGTCTCCAGCTCAAGAAGCGCAAATAAGCATGGCAGTTGGGCATCCAACAGACTACGAAGAGGCCGCAGTTAAGAAGGCTGTTGGCAAGTACGTTGTTGACTGCAAGAAGCAGAGTTTCCTTCCGACTATTGAAGGCTTAGCCGTCCATCTCAACGTCGCGCGCAAAACTATTTACAACTGGGCTGACGAGCACCCAGAATTCTTACACATCTTAGAGCAATTGAAGGCGGCACAGGCGTCACAGCTCATCCAAAACGGCTTAGTAGGCGTGTACAACTCGACCATAACGAAGCTCATGCTCACCAAGCACGACTACACTGACAAGCAGGATATAACCACGGAGGGTAAGGCTCTCCCAACACCAATTTATGGAGGACAAAGCCTACCGAATAAAGAACACAACGGCGACTAAGAAGGTCTTTGACCTTAAGAAGAAGATACGCGCTGTTGCGGGCGGCACCTCTGCCTCTAAGACCATCTCCATTCTTATTTGGTGCATCGACTACGCACAGAGCACCGAGAACCAGCTTATATCCGTAGTGTCCGAGAGCTTCCCGCACCTAGAGAAAGGCGCCATTCTCGACTTCAAAGCCATCATGAAAGACCGTGGCTACTGGGATGAGAACAGGTGGCACGATACTAAACATGCCTACGAGTTTGAACGCGGCACCGTGCTTGAGTTTTTCTCCTCTGATGCAGACAAAGCCCACGGCCCGCGCCGCGATGTGCTCTTTCTCAATGAGGCACAGCACCTACCCTTTGAACAGGCCGACCAGCTCATAGTGCGCACCAGGCGCATTGTGTGGATGGACTGGAACCCCACCAATGAGTTCTGGTTTTACACCGACATGCTCGGCAAGCGTGAGGACATTGATTTCATAACCCTCACCTACAAGGACAACGAGGCCCTAGAGCCTGATATGGTGGCTGAAATTGAGAGCCGCCGACACCGCAAGGGTTGGTGGCAGGTATACGGCCTTGGACAGCTAGGCGAGGTAGAGGGCAAGATATACCGCGACTGGCAGATTATTGACGAAATACCCCACGAAGCTCGTTTAGAGCGCAAATGGGTGGATTTTGGCTACTCCAACGACCCCACCTCTACCGGCGACCTGTATTACTTCAACGGGGGTTATATCCTTGACGAGGGTGTGTACCAAAAGGGCCTAAGCAACAAGCAGATTGCCGACTACCTGCAGTCTGCCAACGCAGGCGCCCTTGTGGTAGCTGACAGTGCAGAGCCTAAGAGCATAGACGAACTGCACAGCTACGGCGTTAACATTACGCCCGCTGATAAGGGGAAGGACAGCGTGGTGCACGGCATCCAACTTGTGCAGGACCAGCGCATCTCTGTCACCAAGCGAAGCACAAACATCATCCGCGAGTATCGCAACTACCTTTGGATGACGGATAAGAACGGCAAGATACTCAACGAGCCTGAACACGCCTACTCTCACAGCATGGACGGTATACGCTACGCCCTCTCTAACCTTTTAAAGCAGGGTATACCAACCGAGCAGGAGTATTTGGCGCTTCAAACGACCCGAAGAGAGCGTGTGGACAGCCGCATTGACGCAGGAATGTAAGTTTGTGCTGTATAATTAATACGCATCCTATTTCTACATGGCTATCGACAACACCGCAGACGAGCTTATCGGACAGATTGAGAGCGAAATAACGCAGTACTTAACAGAGTCTGTGGACGTTGGCGACGGCCACACCTTCTCCCAGAACAAGCTCGTTCGACGCATCTCCCTCTTTGAGAACCACATCTACCCCTCTGGTAAGTTCGACAGCCAGGGGAATTACAAGCACTGGTTTGACGCAATAAGCCCCGCGATCGACAGCGAGATAAAGAACATCGACTTTGATACGAAGGACATTCAGGCGTACTCCAATAGGAAGGCCGACGAGCTACCCTGCCTCATAACCAACCTGAAAGTGGATGAGTACCTACGCACCACGGGACAGGCCGAGGAGATAAACTCTGCCATTGAAGAGGGTGCAGGCTGGGGCAACGTGCTGTGGAAAAAGGTGCCAGGCTCCTATGAGCGTGTGGACCTTCGCAACGCCTACATCATCAACCAGACCGCACGCTGTGTTGACGAAACCCCCATCATTGAGCGCCACCAGCTCACTGCCTCTGACCTTCGAGGGAAAATGGACAAGTGGGAGAACGTCAAAGAGGTTATCGAGCAGTGCAAGCGGGACACCTACAAGCAGGACATAGGCTCTGTGGAGAGTAAGACCACGGTGCCCTACTACGACATCTACGAGCGCAACGGAGAGGTGTGTGTTGCAGACTTGAAGCGTGCCAAGGGTGAGAAGCCCAGCAAGAATGATGAGGACAAATACACCTTTGCCAAGGTCATTGCCGCAGGGACCAAGGGCCAGACTACCGGCGTGAACATTGAGTACCTCCTGTTTGTTGAGGAGATGCCCGGCAAGTGCAACAGCAAAATCTACAAGGAGTATCACCGTGGCCGCTACAAGGGCCGCTGGTGGAGGGAAGGACTGTACGAGTTGCTGTTTGATATCCAAGTGCGCGCTAACCAGATAGGCAACCAGCTCTCCCAAGGCTTGGAATTGGCCTCTAAGAGCATCTACACGAGCGAGGACAAGCTCATCCAGCAGAGCATCCTCACTGACCTAAGAAACGGCGACATCCTCAAGACCAAGGGCCTGACCCACGTAGACGTGCGCATGGCCGCCTTTGACCAGCTCTTTGCCGAGTGGAACCGCATCATTGAAATGCGCAATGAGATAGCCAACTCACGCGAGGTGGTGCAGGGCAACAACACCCCCTCTGGACAGCCTCTGGGTACGTCCCAGCTCATCAACCAGAACGCCAACAAGCTCTTTGACTTCATCCGCGAGAAGCTCGCTATACCGTTTGGCGAGATGTTTGAAGAGTGGATTATCCCCGACCTCATCAAGGATATTAAGGGCCAAGAGGTATTGAGGCTGACCGGCGACCCTGACATGCTCGCGCGCATGATGACAGCGATAGTGGATGACTGGTACGTGTCTAACCTCCATGCCCTTCCCCCGCACGACGAGCGCATGAAACAGTTTTTCAAAGAGCAGAAGATGAAA